AGGCATTTTTTATAATTCACTTTTTATTGCCAATTTTGATGAAGAAACTAGATATGCTTGTCGATCTTTGGTGCCATATCCACACCTCACTACAGATGGTTATGTCTCTTGTTGTGATGTAAGTCAGTATGGACCCAAATACTCAAATGGACCTTTAAGCCAATTAATTTATGGCAAATATATACCTGAAGAAGATCGAATTGTTTATGATGAAGATGCAATACACAGGATTAGATCACGATCTGCTGAAAATTTAGTAAAAAGCACCTGTAAAGACTGTGAATATGTTTATAATTGTGCTGGTGGATGTATGGGGCAATCAGTTATTGAAACCGGTAATATAATGGGTATCAATAAGAAAAATTGTCAAATAACTAAGTATTTGGCTTCTCGATTACCAAGAAACTGTGGGTTAAACCCAGTAATACATTCCTAACTAGGGTGATTGTACTGCGAGTGGCGGATCTTATAAAAATTCGCCATTCGCAAACTTAATTTCTTCTAAATGCTATTCCTTCTCTCGTTCTTTATAAATATCTCAATCTTTTGCTTTTTTGGTTTAGGTTCGCCAGAATATTTAAAGTAAAAAGTTATTGGAAGTTGCATTGACTCGATTTTTTTTGGTGCTAGATCTCTTTCTATAGCTTTTTTAAATAGTTTAAACATGGTTTATCCTTTTTTTGGAGATTTAAGAACTTTTCTTGCCTTAGTTCTTACCTTAGCTGCCATAGATGCAGATATATTACCTTTGTGTTCAGACATTGAAACTCTAGCAAGTGCGTTTCTTGCGTGGGCTTTATTCTCAATTGGGTATGCTTTTTTTGCTGGTTCAGCAAATTTACTCTTAGGTAATTTTTTTCTAGCTTGATAAGTTAACTTTGCCATTTTAATTCTCCTTTCTTCATTATCTCAAAATAAATATCTTTTAATATAGAGTTGTTCTCGTTTAATGATTCACATATATCGCTCAAATTAGACGATAGCCCTAAATAAAGCGTTGTTATAGCTGTTGCTGTTTCTTTATCCCAATTATCTAACTGGGTTTGACCTTCATCACAAAAGGGCATTTTGTTTTTCTCCTTATGCAATCACCCTTACAATCTTAATCTTTTTCTTCTGCTCTACGTCTTTCTCTCTAACAGCAGCCAATTTCTTATGTGCGATATTTAAATCCAAACCACAATCATAGTGACTTGCCCAATCTTTCTCATCTATAGCATCATCGCGGCGTTGTTGGATAATATAATTACCAACACCATTTTCTATTAATCTGAATTGCATTATTTTATTTCCCTAGTCAGATGCTATAGCTCCTGACGCCCTTCTTTTTAACTCTTTCTTTATTTCACTTAATATACAACCTTTTTCATACACAACCGTAGCTATAAACACAAATGCCGTTAACAAAAGACAAATAAGCATTATAAGACAAATACTATCCATAATATTTCTCCTTTTTTTATTAGGCTTTACCCCTCGCAAATATAATTGCTACAAATATACATAGAAAACACATAAAGACTAGTCCAGTGATAAGGAACATTTGTTTTTATTCTCCTTCGTTATGCATAGCGATAATAACGTATCCTGAGACCAATAAAAGGACCACAATACCTCCAATAAATGCCCCGATATTTGCGCTCATCTTATTCACCCCTCATATGCTCAGCTATTTTAATTGCGCTTTCTACAGCATGCCGAGAATCTGAACTTGCTGTTTTTTCTTCTTCCATTATAATTCGTTTATTTTCCATACCCAGTTTTGCCATGACTTCCATGTATTTTATTTCCAAAGCTTGTTTCTCGTTGCTCACTTTGGCAGCTTGTATCGCTAAATCTCCTTGGATCTTCATTTGTTGCTGTTGAACCTTAGACATTTCAATTTCGTGATAAGCCTGTACCTGTTGCTGCTGGATTTCAACCATTGGATCCTGCTGCGGTCCTTGCTGAGCTGCTTGTTCTTCTTTCTGTTTTAGTTCTTGCATAAACTTAGCAGCCTGTGCCTTTAGTGTATCAACACCACGAATATCTAAGTTATCTATAATAATTTCCAATCCATCTCTATTTATAAATGCTGCAAAGACCTCGCTTGATTGCATCATTCGGATTATCTGGTCTAGAGCTACTTGTTTTTGTACAGCAGAGCTTATACCAGCCTCAACTTTACATTGAAGTCCATTAGGATCGTATTTCATATCAATCGATTGTTCAGATTCGGGATGATTAATGAGTTGATAGCTGCGCTTACCATCTGCTTCCATGATAGGGATCGAACGAGGAGTCACATAAAATTTAGGGATTAAATCCATAACTATTTCGGCTATGCGATTCTGACCCTTGATATACCCAACCAAATAAGGCAATCCTGCTGCATTGGATTGCATTGCACCTTGTTGAATTGCAACACCAGAAACTTGTTGGTCGCTTATACCAAGCAAACCGTCATAACTACCTAATATTGTTTGTGATATGGTAGAACTACCGTTAAATACATTTTCAACAATAGGTGGAGTTGCTGTTCTTTGTACTTCTCTTGGTGGTGGGTTAGGTTGTTGAGCATTTCCCTCGTAATATGCGTTGTATACAAAGTTAGACATCTGTTGAATGTTTTTATATGCATCTACATAATCTTTAGGAATGGACTCAACAGCCACAATCATTTTATGTTGTACCATATTTTCAATTTCAGCAGCAACTGTTTGACCTGCAAAATTTAAAAGTTTCTGTATTCCTTCTGCATGATATACAAGCGGTCTTGTTACCTGTACTGATGAGTTATCATCACTGTCTCTGACATTAACAGAATTGCCATCAATAAATACTATTGGCAAATGTTTGTAAACAGTTTTGTCTTGTTTAAGTATTTTGTTTTCACAGAAGATACAACGCTCAATAGTTTCGATTATTGTTCTTCTGGTCTCTATAACTATTGGTGCTTGCTCAATGAAACCCTGTTCATTCCATAGTTCCATAAATCTTTCATAGTGTTTAAATAAAATTGTGTGACCATTAGAAAGCTTAGCTAGTTTTTCTTTCTTGCGAACCTTGTAAAAGAATTCTGCGACTAAAACTATATCCCTATCTTGGTTTTGATAACTCCAATTAAAAGAACGTAGATTAGTATTGCGTATAAACTTCATTTCTTTGGTTATTTCTTCGCCATATTCTTCCTGGAATTCTTCTTTTGTTTTAGGTATTAACTGAAAGCAATACGAGCCATCGCCTTTATGTGACTCACGAGCTAGTGGATCAAATCCAATCAATGTTGGATCAAAAACTCTCTTAACCTTTATATTTTGGTTAAAGGACATTTCGTTAACATAATCTGTATAGATGTAAGCAGCAGAAAATCCACCAGCTAATAAATCTGTGTAGAAGTTATAATCCAAGCAGTCATTAGTAGCATCATTAAAGATAGCTCTAAAATGCTTTTCGATAACTTCGATTGTTTTAAGTAAATTCTCATCAAGTTCATTTACACTGACTCCTTCACTTGCTCGTATATTAATAGAGGGTTCGTGTTTTGAAAACTCTCCTCTCATGCGGGATACTATTGCTTCTAAGATATTAAATTCTAATGGGGGTTTTTGTAGTATATCGAGTTTGGTTAAATCGTCTGTCGTTAATGAAGTTTTAAATACGAACTTCATAAATTGATTATATCGGTTAAAGTTTTGTAAAAAACTTTGGTAGGAATTCTCTACCGACTTTTTAAGTTTTAGTAATTTTGATTGTTCAGTTTCACCTCTATCAAACATGGTAACTTTTCCTTGTTGCCCGTTACCGCGAAATCGGACTCCGAGCACGATTGATTGCGTTTAGTTTAGTTCTAACATCTCCGGCTAATTCTCTTACTATACTAGATGTAGGTATTTCTTTCACCATATAGTTGGTAACTGGCATTGCAAATGTTAAGCACAAAGAATCTGCTTCATCACTACTTCTTAACCCTCGTTTTTTCATATCCTCTTTCTTTTCCATTACAAGCCGTGAATTCGAGTCAAAGCTATAACGAACACCACATAGGTCAGCGTGCAGACTATCGCTATCCGGTATCTGTACAGGAATGTCTTGCAGCCAGTTAGAAAGCAAACCCCATATCTCTGCTTTTTTGTTACTGTACTTATTTTCATCGAGCGGCTTTCCTCCGGCATTTATACCGATTACGATCCTATCGTGACCCAACTCTCTCAGCCTATCGACAATCCCCGCACCAAGACCTCCTACATCAATAAAAACTCTATCGGGATGGCGCTCCTTTATCAGCATATGTACTATGCCAGTTACTTCCATCGTATCTTTCTTAGTATAGCTTTTAAGATCAAAAGCAACCCGACCTTGTCTGAAAATAATTGATGTACGATCATCACCAAAGCGAGCTGGATCCACCCCCAGAATTAGAGGACCATACTTTTCTGCCTGACCTTTGCGAGCTTGCATAACTATGTAGGGATCAATAAATGTATTTTCACCAGTGATTTGAAAAGCTTCCTGACTATTACATGGATATTCTTGAAAAAAACTTTGTTCACCGTTTCTGCCATTCACCGACAGATCAACTATTTTCTGTCTTCGCCAATAGATTTGTTCATTGGTTAAACAATATAGTTCTTGTAGATGTTCTTCTACATGATTTAATTTAAAATCTTCTGGAATTTCTTTTTTATATTCGGACTGCCAAAACCATGGAATGAAGATAGCAAGGAAATCACTGGCGCCTGATTGAGCAGATTGCCATAGCTGATGGAAGTAATTTCCAATGCCGTTTGCAGTGCTCTCAAATATTATTTCCGTACCTGGCACATCTGGTATTGCTTGCATTATTCCAGTTGAATGGTCGGCAGCATTATTGAAGAATGCCACCTCACTAAAGTGTGCGAGTTGAATAGTAGCAGAGCGACCAACGTTCTTATTTTCAGCAGTACCTATTTTATAACCACTATCTAATGTGCCGAAAATTAAAGCCTTAGTATTATTGGTAGTAACCGCTGGCTTTACCAACTCTGGTGTGTGTTCATGAAATCGCTGCGCCATCCTAAACAAGTTATTGGTTGCATCTAATGAGTGAGTAAGAATAAAACATTGATAGCCATAATTATGGGTAGTGATGTGGTAGAAGCGCGCACCTATTAAGGTACTACAACCTTGTTGGCGACCTTTTAAGATCAAGGCTCTTACTTTTCCCGTACTGCTTTTCTGCTCTTCTAATTTTTCATGAATATAAAGCTGAGCTTTGTTTAATACTAATGGAACTATTGCTCCATTTTTAGTGCGTATCTTTAGACATTTTTTAGCATAATGTTTAAAATCATTTTTTAAGTCTGCTCTTATACTTAGTTCTTTATCATCCATTATCGACGATTTCACCTTCAATGATATCTTCTTCTTTCTTTAATTGAAGTAAAGCTTGTTCATGTGACATTTGCAAAACAAGTTTTTGTTCTTCTTTGCCAAAATTTCTATCTAGAATTAATTCTACTGCTTTTATATCCCCATCTAAAGCTTTTGATGCCAGTTTTATTATTATTTGATCCATTACTGTTTTAAGTTCTTCTTTGCCATTTGGCATTGTAACCATTGTTGGACAGTTTAGTACGGGATTAAAATAATCACTTAAAATTTTTAAACCAGCGCCGATCTTCCCACCGTTCCCCCAAGAATTACGAACGTCTTTTTTTGTTGGGGTTTTTAGATTTGCTATATGTTTTCCTTGATTGGCTATAAAAGCAGGACTTTTTAAACTACTCTCTTTACGGATCTCTTTTATTTCCATGACACGATTTATTTTATTTATAAGTTCAGTAGTATTTATTATGGGTTTTATTACTTTTTGTTTTTCGATGAACTTTGTTTCTTCAATTATATCATTCATTAATTATTCCCCAATCGGATAATACTTCAGCATCAAATAAGTTAGCAAGAGCCTCTTTATCCCATTCTCCTGCTACTATATTATCGGTAATGTTTATTCTTTGTTCTTGTTCTTTTGTAAGATGAATTGAGGGTTTTAAAACGGTGACCAATTCATATTTAAGTTTCTTTAAAACTTTTAGTCTTTGATTGCCATTAAGCACTACGTTATCTTGATTAACAATCATTCTGTTGATGTAGCCATTAGTTTCAATATTTTTTACTAAGGCATTAAATTGTGTTTTAGATATTTTTCTTGGATTCTTGGCGTAAGGTATTAAGTCTTTTATTGCTACTGTTTTTTCTGTCCATGTATTCAACATGTTTAGCCTTCTATTTTTTTTGCCGCCTCTGTTCTTCTTTTGTATGCTGCTATTTGATTTGGGTGTTTGCCTGGTGGGTATTTAATTTTTTCTTTTAAGTGTGATAAGTCCATTTCTAAAAATTCACTAAGCGATACAGTGTTCATAGGTTTTTCTTTTGTTTCTTGAATATCAAACATTTCTAATTGTGCTTCGTTAACTTCTGTAGTCGTTATAATTTCTGGTTTTACAATTGGAGTTGGGTTTAAATCTTCCGCTTCAATTTTAATCTTACCTTTACCAGAACATATAGTACAGTCTTCCATTTTTAGCATGCCCATACCTAGTTTTTGCTTAATTCCTTTGCAGCTCTGGCAAACCTTAAATATTTCCACCATAATTTTACTCCCGTCTTTCTCCTTAGTTTATAGTCTATAACTA